CTCAAGGTTCCTTAAAGATTTATGACTTCCCAGAAGGTCTTTTAGACTTCCGTGGTGGTGTAACTAACTTAACCATCTCTGCTGCTGCTGGTATTGCTGCAACCTCTACTGTGATTGCCTCTGTAGGTACTGCTGTAGCTGGTGTTGATCTTACCTTGACAGGTACTGAAGCCGACTTGGTTCCATCTGGTTCAGTTACCTTGGTAGCCTCTGCTGGCGCAATTACTCAAGTATCTGCCACTGCTAACTCTGCACTGTTTGATGGCACTGGTACTGCTAAAGATGTTTACCTGAACTTCGTAGTTGATGCTACTGGTTCTACTGCTAACTCAACTATCACTGTTAACGGTACTGTTACCTTAGCTTGGTCTCTGATTGCTGATAAGTAATATAGGAATCTATCATGGCACTTACTAACATTGAAGCTGTAAATATCATGATAGGCAATAAGGAGGGGATGGCTTTCTATCCTCTTTTTACTGATGATGAGATTACTTACTTCCTGTCGCTCAATGCTGACAACGTATTACAAACAGCTAGAATGGCTTCTACCTTTGCAGCAGCTCAAATTGCTGGATTAAATACTCGTGAAGTGTATGGTGATGTAGAATTCTGGAATGAAGCTGCTAAGCGTTATATCGAAGTCTCTAAATTATTAGTCAGTATGATTGATAAGACAGCTATGAAGAATGCAATGCCTTATGCTGCTGGATTAACTAAGTCTGATGTTGCTAAATATAAGACAAACACTGACTTGATCTTAGTGAATGTGGTAAGTGGTGATTTATACCCATCTATTCCAATTACGTGGGGAGTTCCTTACGGTAATCCTCTAACTGCTTGGTAGGTGTTATGTACAAGAAACTTCCATTCAAGTTAGGTAAGCCTACAAGCATCACTATAGAACGGTTTGATAAGGCCACTGTAGTAAAAGGTTATGTAGTTAAGGATACAACCCCAACTGAAATTGTCATTGAAGCATTAATCACTCCCGTCATAAGAACCACTAACCTAACTTTTTTATCAGACTCAGTAAGACAAAAGAAAGTTCTAAGAATGTTTTCAAACACAGAACTTTACATGGAAGATGATAATGATAATTCAAGAGAAGGTGACGAGTTTGTCTGGGAGAATCAAAGATGGAGAGTTGTTAAGTGTGCCCCTTGGCACGTTAATGGCTACGAAGCATTTGAAGCTTATGCTTACAAGATAGATACAGAGTACCTTGTATGACCAAGACTAAAGTTGATATAAGTGGATTCCTTGCCCTTAAAAAGCAAATAGAATCTACTAGAGTTGAGGTTGGGTATGTGGATGCAAAGAATCATTGGTGGGCTGCTAAGAGTGGTCACTTTTGGCCTGTGTCTGCTCTGGCTGCTGATCTTCATTATTACAGCCCTTGGTCTGATAGCTTTATGCTTTCTGAAACTAAGTACAATGAAGTTAATGCAACAGTACAATGGGTATTAAGTAAATCATTTGGTAAGTTGCCTCTCTCTGCTGTAATGGTGAAGCTTGGTAGTGAACTGAAGGATGATATTGTCACTAACATTAAAGATGTTGACTCTCCAGCTAACAATGAGAAATGGGCTTCATATAAAGGCTTCAATGATCCATTGGTATTTGGTAGTGAAATGGGCTATGAGCCTAACTTAGTAAGTGAAGTTAGTTACAAGGTGCATGGTGGATTATTTTGATTGATACAAAACTTCTAAATGAAAGCATGTACGATGTACTAGAGACATTAACTACAGTTCCTATCGTAATTGAAAATCAAAAGATAACCCCCACAGCTTCCACTTACTTCACGTATAAGTTTAAGAACTGGCAACAATTAGGGCAGATACATCAATCCAGAACAGATAACACAGCCAACTCAACCACAACTATTAGAAGTGATTGGAAAGTGTGTTGTCTTATTACGGGTATCGGTCAAGACAGTGAAGCTCATACAGTAACATTAGCAACAAGATTAGAAAAGACTTCAACTATAGAAAGGTTTGATGCTGTAAATATCTCCTACTTGTATAAGAATCCCATTAAGAATGTACCAAGATTACTGAGTACAGGTTGGGAAGAAAGACATTTGTTAGAGGTGTATTTCAACTTAGTTCTAGTTGACACTGACACAACAGGCTACATAGAGACAGTGGAAGTTGAAGGTACAGTCTATGATGAAGCAAGTGAAGTCGTTTACAACCATACGTGGGTAATTGCAGCCACTCCTTAGACACACATTAAATAAAATAACACAGGATAAATGATGACCACTATTCGTCAGATTGCCACAGTGAACATTACTAGAGATACCTCTGCGGTTACTCAAGCAGGCTTCGGTATTCCGTTGTTCCTTGGCCTCGGTAAAGGTTTCACAAATCGTTTTAAACTTTATACTTCTATTGCAGAAGTTGCAGCAGATTTCGCAACTACTTCTTCGGAATACGTTGCAGCTCAACGTGCGTTTGGACAAGAGATTTCTGCTACTTCTATGGCTATTGGTCGTCAAGACAGTACCACAGTAACGTATACTCCAACAGTTGCAAACAGCGCTACTTACACAGTAACCATTAATGGTACAGCTTACAACTTCATCTCAGGTGCAAGTGCTACTGCCGCTGAAATTGTAACTGGTTTGACTTCAGCAATCAATGCTGATACCCCACTTCCAGTTACTGCTTCTGGTTCAACTACCCTGATCCTAACTGGTGATGGTGGTGTTGACTTCGGTGCTAAAGCAACTACTAACTTAGTGCCTGTTTACGCAGCAAATGAAACACTGACAGACGCTTTAACTGCTATTCAGATTGAAGATGATAGTTGGTATGGCTTATCTGCTTACACTCATGTTAAAGCAGATGCTCTTGAGATTGCTGCATGGGCACAGGCTGCTAAGAAGTTGTACGGTACATCTACTTCAGATACCAACACTATTAACCAAACATTAGCTGCTGATACCACTTCTGTTGGTAAAGCGTTGAAAGATGCTGGTTACGACCACACCTTCACTCAGTATTCAGCAGACCCTACAAAGCTTCCTGAGATGGCATTGTTCGGTAGTCAGTTAGCTACTTCTGCTGGCTCTACTACTTGGTCTTACAAGCAAGAAACTGGTATTACTGTTGATGCACTTACTTCAACTCAATCTACTAATGCAAAAGATAAACATGTAATCACTTATGAGAATGTTGGTGGATTAAATTCTACTATCGCAGCTCGTGTAGCTGACGGTACGTCAATCGACATTATTCGTAATATCGACTATTTGACTGCACGTATTACTGAATCTTTGTACTCTGCAATTCATTCTGGTGTTCGTTACGACGATGATGGTATTGCTGTTATCCAAGGTAACGTAATGTCTGTTCTTGCTGCTGGTATTGACTCAGGTATTGTTGCTCGTGATCCATTCCCAGTAGTTACTGTACCTAAGAAATCTACTATCTCTAATACAGATGTTGCTAACCGCTTCCTTCCAGACGTTAAGTTTAACTTCACGTTGCTTGGTTGGGTAGAATCCGTGGATGTGGCAGGGATAGCTTCGTTATGAGTTCTGTTGCCTATTTATATAAAATAGTCAACCTTGTGAACGATAAAATCTATGTAGGGGTAACTAAATACCCCGAAAAACGATTTAGAGAACATTGTCATAAAAACAGTAGTTGTACAAAGCTAAAGCGAGCCATTGCTAAACACGGAAAAGAAAACTTCAAGATGGTTATTCTATGTCAAGGTAGTGAAGAATATATTATAGATATGGAAGAGAAGGCGATTTCCACCTACGACAGTTTAAAAAATGGTTATAACTCATTACCCGCTCATCACTCTAAGGGTTTAACTTTACCTGAAGAAGTAGTAGAAAAAATGCGGAAAGGTCTAGCTGAATACTACAAACATAATAGTGGTTGGAATCTAGGGAAAAAGTGGGAATCCCACCCTAATGATGTTGCTTGTTATGTACTTGGTTTCTGGTTTCCAAATAAAAGGTGTGCTGTAAAACACTTGAAGATTTCAAGCAAGAATTACTATCACATGAAGGATAAGGAAGAAGGTCAACGCATCTATGAATTACGTTGTGATGATGTTAAATATTCTCCTTGTTATGTTGGTGGATTCTGGTTTCCCTCTAGGGTAGTTGCATCTGAGGCATTGAAGGTTAGGATGGGAACTATTAACTCCAGAATTTCTAGGGGTAACGTTGAGGCGAGCAATGGTAGAACTAGAGAGAACTATACAAAGAATTGTTCTGGGGCAGGTAAGTTTGGTGCCCTCAGTCCGAAATCAAAACCCGTTTGTGTAGATGGGATAAACTACGCAGGTATAGCCGAAGCTGTAAGGCAAACGTCTTATACTGAAAGCATTATCTGCAAGGGTCTCAAAAAAGGTGACCCACGTTTCCAATACATTAACAAAATAGGAATAATTAAATGTCGTTAAAATCATACGTTCCCCAAAAAGTAAGTGTAATTGTTGGTGGGGTGACATTAGAAGGTTTAGCGGAGGACAGTTTTGTTGATGCTGAACGCAAGACAGATGCTTTCTCTGAATCAGTAAGTAACGAAGGTAAAGTAACGCGTACTAAAAGCTCAGACCGTAGAGGTACTATTAAAGTAACTTTACAAGCGTCTAGTGATAGTAATGATTACTTAACCTCCTTGGCAATCACAGATGACCTAACCAACATTGGCACTTTCCCTGTATACATTAAGGACAATAGTGGCACTGACTTAGCTACTGCTCCTGAAGCTTGGATTACTAAAATCCCAAGTCTCAAGAAAGGTAAAGAGTTAGGCAAAGTCGAATGGACCTTCTCTTGTGCAGAATTAATTCTGTTCATTGGTTCAAACGATTAATAGCTTCACCGTTAGCAGATATAAAAACAATAATAAATAATAACCCCTTTAGGGGAATGTGTTATCAATACACGCTGCTATATGGGAGAAGTGGGAGTACAGAAATGTATATCCTCTTCTCCCTTTTCATTCTTATTATTTAACTATTAACTTATATCAAGGAATTAACACATGGGTATCGAAACAAAAACTCTCACTATTGATGATGTAGAGTATCAAT